TTATGGATAGTAAACCCTGCACTGTTTCTTCATTAGGATACCTCATTAAAGAAGATACAGATTGCATTACAATAACTGCAGACAAAGACCATTACGATGAAGATGATTTATATGGCAGGGCTCAGGTTATACCCAAGGGTGTTGTCATTAAAATTGAAATTCTAGAAGCTATTAAGAATCCGACTCCAGAACTTCTTCGACGGGCTTAATTAATTTTAATTCAGTAGGTTTTTTAACTTTATCTTTTAAACTTTCTACGTCTTCATGTTCTAATAATAATTTATTATCCTCGATAATCTCAGATAATCTAGCTTCTAATTCTCTTTCACTAAGGTCTTCCAGCTTACCATGTTTAATAATCTTTTGCTCAATGTATAATCCGGCGGCCTTACCCCTGGCAACTTCTGCATTGATTGCAGCAGACCAAGCGCCTTTTTCTCTAGCTTCTTCTCTAAGTCTAGCTAATTCTGTGATGTGAGAACCGTAATCTATTCTATATTTTTCTTGTAGTTCTGATCTTATCTCATCAATATATTTAACAACCAAAGGAAACTTTCTAGGATTGCGTAACTCAGAAGCTCTTACATGTGCGGAGCCTTCTGCATATCCAGCTTCAATAGCACACTCTGTTGGAGACTTACGACCTTCATTGGTCACCAGCAATGTAGCAAACTTCATCTGTTGTTCTGTTAATATTTTTGGTAAACCCATAGGTTCTTATAAAAAATATATATTGTAAAAGCAAGTAAATTGTGATAATGGTTTACTCGAAGTGAGGAACCCTTCTTTTATTAACTGACTTTACAGTCACAAACGTGTTCCTCCTAAAATCACTAACTAGTCTGGTTCTTCACTTCACACTTGAAAGAAAAGAGGTAAGCTATAATATGAATGGTATGTCATTTAAAAACAAAAAGGATGAAGAAGAATTCAAACAACAGCTCAAAGAAGCAATGGAAATCTTGCAAAAACAAGATGTTCACTTCTTTAGGTCAGAACATATTTTGCCAATACTACAAACTATGACTCCTGAGCAGCTAGAAATATTTGAACACCTTACAGGTATCAACCGACAAACAATACACTAGACAATGTCATCATACACAACAAAGTCCCTCATGCAGGTGCTGGAAAAGTTCTGTGCAAGTCCTGTTGGTAGTCATGCAAGAGTTCAAATGGTATTGCCGCAAGGTAGAAATCCTTTGCAACGAGAGTTTAATATCAAAGAAATTAAGTTGGTAGAGAATCAAATTATTGGTGCAAAAGAGAAATATCGCATGCTAATTCTAGTGGAGTAATTACTTTGAAATCAGAGTCAGCCTTTTGGCTAGAAACGAAAGAAAAACTCAACGGATTTTCCCTGATAAGGCTAGAAAGTTGGGCATCTGCTGGCATCCCAGATATACTTGGATATAGTGATAAAAAAGGATTTTTTACCATAGAGTTAAAAGTAACGACTAGTAAAAAAATACGCTTCTCACCTCACCAAATAGCGTTTCATTACAAGCACCCAAAGGATAGCTATATCTTAGTCAAGACCCCCGTTCCACGATCCGTGAAACTTTATCCGGGGTCCGCGATCAAAGAGCTTGTAGCCTATGGGCCCACCCACCCGCCTGTAGCCGAAGGATGGGAAGCTTGTCGCCTGTCGCTTGACGCTTGATGCCTGTGGCTTGTTGCTTGCTGCCTGTAGCTTGTCGCTTGTGGCCTCTACCTAATAATTTATGAAAAAAATTTCGTGGTTCGCTATCTCCGTAGGAGATAGCGAACTGCGTTTTATTATTTAAGATAATTAAATACATTTAAAATTATCGTGGGTTTATTATTAGATTTAGAATAAAACTCATTAATTAGCATTGCTATTTGAGCCAGTTCTTCAAAGGTTAGCCCCTCCAGTTCTCTTTCTATGTCGAGCTGCAAAAGCTTTTGTTTTCTAATGTTTGCCATAAGATACGTTTTGGACCTCCTTATCCCAGCATGCTCTACAATCCTTGCATTGATTATCTTGTTGCGGCGCCGGACAACTGGCCTTGGCTGTTGTCACGGTTGAAGTCCAGGGCCAGCTCTTCGGAGCTGGCCCGTCCACCTTTGTGGCGGATAATCTGATAATCAGATTATCCGGGACCATACGCGGGTCGATTGTAGAAAGGATACCAGCTTCACGTGTTGGCAGCCAGTGTTTAACATCTGGCGTCAACTCGCAAACCTGGAAGATCCGCAGCAAGTGTTCCAGAGACTGGATGTCCCCGGAGTCGTGCCAGCGAAACTCTTTTTTCTTTGAAACTTGTATTAAATAAACCATCCCGTGTATCCAGTTTGGATTGTTCATTGCTGCCTGGTACCGGCGTTCCAATGCTTCTTTTACATTGCGGAATCGATACCTGCCTTTGAGGGCGTAGCATCCATGGCACACGGAGCCCGGAACCTTTACCAGCTTAGCGCCCACCTTACAGCGCGTCGCGGGTATGTTATAGGCGTAGCCCGGCATCTTGGAGGGCTTAGACAGCCCCCCGGTGATTTGATTAGCTTCTTTTTTGTTCATTTTCCCGACCTAAATTTTTGTTGTGGTAGCCTGGATCTTGCCCGCGATCCTGGGCCACGATCTGATACAGCGTGAACCAAATGGAATAAGAATTTATATCAGCCCAGCCGCCGTCTTCTTTGTTTGGCAAGCTTCGCAGCTCCTCCATTATTTTCCAAATATTTTTTTTCATAGCTTCATATGTTTCTTTGTAATACTTGGCTTGTTTTTTATAATCTGTTTTCATCTTTAATCATCCTTTCTACGAATAATTCTAGCATATTGTGGGAGCGTGTCAAGCTTGTTGCTTGTTGCCTATGGGCCCACCCGCCCCAGCTTGCTGCTTGACGCTTGCCGCTTGTATCCCTTCAATAATAGCAGGTGCGTGCCGGTGTTCGACCAGATACTGATCACCCATCATCGGGCACCACTGGACGTGATCGTCCCACCAGGTCTGAGCTGCGTCGTCGACCGGGATGAACCCGATCAACGAACCGTGATTATTTATTTGGAATTTCAAAACATTCCTCCATGATGTCGTCAACGTAAACGCTGCCCATCTCATCGAAGAACCCTGCATCAGATCCTTTAACGTCCATGAGCACAGCATGTTTCCAGCCTTTACCTTGGCGCGGTGACTCGACCAGTCTAGCTCTTATCGGGCCAAGACCATTGTCGATGTAATACCAGCTGTCTTTCTTTAGTTTTTCTTTGTCCATCTTTATCCTTTCTTGTGCTCCGGAGGGAGGACCGAGTGTAGCCAGGGTTGTCCCTCCGGGTTAGCTTTTGTGCTACGGTTAACTAAAAGCGTAACTAGTTTATAGCACTTTCTGGGATAACTGTCAACCCAGTTATCCACAGCTTGCCGCCTATGGGCCCACCCGCCCCTATCTTTTATTTTTTCTTTTTTTCTTTGCTCGCTTCATCGCTGCGACGCCCGAAGATTTCTTGGGCCTCGACAAACTAGCGAAAGCAGATCTTTTTGCATTTTTTCCAAGTATCATTTTTAATCCTTTCAACTGTCAAACGCAGTTCATAACCCCCTATGGGGGTTATGAACTAAGCTCAAGTTTTATGATGAACATAAAGACCATAAAATTTCAAGAAAGCTTGAACACCTGTTTCGTTAGGGGCAAAGAGTTTTCCCCACCCAACACAGGCATTCCATAGTTCTTTAAATTCTTCAGATACCATTTTACATATCCTTTCAACTGCGTTTTACAAACACAGTCAAAAGGGGGATATCCCCCTTTTGACTAGGCTTGAGTTTGTATCCCAGATACAACAAGTGTATCTGGTTTTCTTCTATTGTTAGCCATAGCTTTCAACTCTGCAAGTCTATCTTCTGATACAACTGCAAGGTTGGTTGAAATACTATCACCATTAACCAAAATGCTTTCGTCAATGTCAGTCCAATACTCTTGAATTTCATCTAAGTATTTAGCCTGATCTATGACTGTGCACATAGTATCCTGATTAGTCTTACAATAATCGTAATACATTCTATGGCATTGTATTAATTCAACTTTAGCTTGTTCAAAATTTAAAACAAACTCATGTTGCCAATCTTGTATTGCGTATGCTCGACTATGACAACCCCCTGTATTCACAACTTCTAGTGAAAAAGGATTATCTTTTTCTCTACCATAGCCATGATTTTGACTAAAGTTATCCCTTAACCAATTAGTATTGGCACTTGACTCAGTATTGAGTTGAGGATTTCTTACACCACCACTTGCGTGATGTTGGCATTCAACGAAAGGGTTTAACCCACTCGCTATCATCTTATCGTGATTTAACGCACAACTAACATCATCATTTAAATCAAATGATATTCTGTTTTCACCTGCGTCGCCAGATTGCACATTCTTTAGAACGAAACATGCGTCCATTGTTGTAAAGGTAGTATGATAACTTCTATCGCTATTATACTTTCGCATTACATCACGATCTGCTTTTGGAAATCGCTCTTCTACTAACTTCTTACAGATTTCGTGAACATCTGTTTGCGTAGAGAAGAAACGAGTTTGAGCTTCGACTAAATTGTCTTTCTGCTCACAAGGAGTTTGAAGAACAACTTTCCAATGCTCTTTTTTAAGTGCTGATCTTTTAGCACCATTTAGTCTTAATCGATCTGTCATCTTTTTTCCTTTCTAACAAAATTATACATTGACTAAGTTTGGAAGTCTAGCGATAGTTTCGTTAAAGTGTTCCAAGTATGCGTCAACACACATCTGACGACAAAATAAGCCTTGGGCATTTTCATTTTTAGGAAAAGTCCACCTAACCTTTTTTTCGTCCTCATGGTACTCAGAATTATATTGGCTCGTTGCTTGTAGCCACCTATCTTTAGATGTCTTGCCAACTCTTTGCTCAAAAGTGCGATACCAACTATCGCCACCATAGGCATACTGTCCAACAGTTCGCCCACATGTTTTACATTTTCTTTTCAATGTCTTACCGAACTTTCTAATTCTTTGGGTAGATAACCAATTATCTCTTCTATATCTTTTGCAGTTCGATAACCTTTTTTATCCATATCCCAATAAGTAAAACAAAGTTCGTCTTTTGCTGATCTGAATACTCGACATTTATCATCTTGCCAAATACCCATACGTTTAATTAGTTTGCCATGCTTTTCAGCAAAATAAGTTATTTGAAAACCTACATAACTTTTTAGTTTTTCAATATCTTTTTCTGTCATTTTCTATCCTTTCTTGTGGGATATTCTAACAGAATATCCCACATAATCAAATATTTATTTTACTTTCCCTAAGACTTTTTTGAAATCCTTTTGGGTTATTTTAATTTGTCTGGATTTGCCAATACAAATACCATGAGCAAGAACAGTTTCGACTACTATCTTTAAATAGTCTATTCCAGCCCAATCAGGTTGGTTGAGGTTTTCACCCCTCAGGTCAGCATGAGCATCTCTCAGGATTTGTTTTTGATCATCACTCAAATTACCTGTGGTAATAGTGTTAATGATTTGAACTATGTTCTCAACTGCAGTTAGTTCTTCCTGAGTATGAGGTGCGTTGCTTTCATTGATATCCATAATATATCCTTTCTTAAATACCAGAATAGTCTACTACAAAATCCCATAATCTTCAAACAAATTATTTTATTTTTTTACAAATAAATAGTTTGACAGAATATCCCATATCGTGATAAGGTCTTTAAGTAGAAAGGATAAACACAATGGGAAAAGTTAAAGCAATGTTAATGGACTTAGAAGACGAAGCAATAGCCGACATTGGTAATCACGATAACATTGACTCTTGGTTAATGGCACATTCACGCTGTGATGAAGAAACTCTTAGAGAGTATTGGAACGAATACCAATCAGATCACGCAGACCCACAATAAATTAAAACCGTAGGCAACTACCTGTTGCCTACGGGCCCACCCACCCCCCAATAGAGGTACCAGACCGTTGGCAAAATTTGCTTGAAGCTTACGGGCCCACCCACCCTTTTTGCAGACAGATGTAACTAGTATACAGACATATACTGTTGATTTTGAATACTTTATGGTGTTAAATTCATTTTGAAAATATGCAGTTAGAAGGAATAGATATAGATATTAACAAATTACCTGCGGAAGCACGGAAAGAGTTTTTACGTTACAAGATAAAACTTGAAGAGAAGCGAAAAGAATCTGCAATCAAAAATGATTTTATGGCATTTGTGAAATACGTATGGCCGGATTTCATAGAGGGGTCCCATCACAAAATAATGGCTGACAAGTTTAACAAGGTGGCCAGGGGCGAATTAAAAAGAATCATTATCAATATGGCACCGCGACATACAAAATCAGAATTTTCATCTTACCTCCTGCCTGCATGGATGATTGGAAAAAATCCAAAACTAAAAATTATTCAAGCGACCCACACAACAGAACTCGCGGTCCGCTTTGGACGAAAAGCGAAACACTTAATTGACTCCGAGGAATATCAAAAAATTTATCCGACCAAACTGAGAGAGGACTCCAAGGCCGCGGGCCGGTGGGAGACAAACGAGGGCGGTGAATATTTTGCTGCGGGTGTCGGCGGAAGCATCACGGGCCGCGGTGCGGATTTATTAATTATTGATGATCCTCACTCGGAACAAGATGCGTTGAACGTGAATGCGTTAGACAGGACTTGGGAATGGTACACCTCGGGTCCTCGTCAGCGTTTACAACCAGGTGGTATTATTGTTGTGGTTATGACTCGTTGGAACATGAAAGATTTAACAGGAAGATTAATTAATGCTCAAAAAGAAGCGAAAGCCGATCAATGGGAGGTGATTGAGTTTCCGGCGATCCTGCCGAACAACAAACCCGTATGGCCCGAATATTGGAAGTTAGAAGAATTAGAATCGGTCAAAGCTTCGCTAGCGATTGGTAAATGGAACGCACAGTATCAACAAAACCCGACAGCCGAAGAAGGAAGTATCATTAAACGAGAATGGTGGAACCTATGGGAGAAAGACCTCCCCCCGCTTCATCACGTGATACAATCCTATGATACTGCTTTTTTGAAAAAAGAAACTGCAGATTATTCGGCGATTACAACGTGGGGCGTCTTTTATCCGAACGAGGACAGCGGACCGAATCTCATTCTGTTAGATGTCGTCAAAGATAGATTTGAGTTTCCTGAGCTACGGCGCGTGGCCCTCGAACAGTATCACTATTGGAAACCAGAGAGTGTGATTGTCGAGGGTAAAGCTTCTGGTATGCCCTTGACTTTTGAGTTGCGTAAACAAGGAATACCCGTTATAAATTATACACCGAGTCGTGGAAACGATAAGCACGCTCGTGTCAATGCCGTGGCACCACTATTCGAGTCAGGGCAGATATGGGCAACCGACGATAAGTTCACGGAAGAAGTTATTGAAGAATGTGCAGCTTTCCCGTATGGTGATCATGACGACTTGGTCGATAGTATGACACAAGCAGTCATGAGATTTAGACAGGGAGGGTTTATTGATCATCCAGACGACGAAGACGATACACCCTTACCAAGACATCGGAGAGTATATTACTAATGGGAAGTAAAACAGCAACAGCATCAAGAAATGCACAAAGACAAGCAGATACCGCTGAGTTAATGTCAAACATCATGACCGGTGGTGAGATTTCAAAAAAGAGAGAAGCAGAATTACAAAAAGCTGCAAACTATGGTAGAGGTATACAGTTTATTCCAGGCTCTCCTACAGTTAAAGGGTTGACACAAATTGATCCTGTTACAGGAGAAAAGAAACCTGTTTTTAGAACAGGAGCGACCGCTGCAGATTACACAGGAAGAATTGTTGCTAGTGCTCCAACCTTTAGTGAGCTTCTTGGTGATGCCGGTAGAGCTCTTTTTGGTGGAACCGCAGACAAACAAAAATTCACACTACCCACAGGAATACCAGGAACACAGACACAAGACTTTGCAAACATGGTACCCGACCCACAAAGAAGTGAAGGTATTATTCCTGCTTTGGTTAATACAGGAGGTATTACAGGTTTAGTTGTGAATGCACTAAAAGATTTATATTCATCAGGAACAGGCAAGGTAAGAGATTTTTTATCACCTCCTGGACAACCGCAACCTGATCCGTTTTCAAGTGGAGCAGATGCTACAGGTGGGGCTTTTGTTTTACCGGGGTCTTTAGTTCCTCAAAATATTGAAAGAGAGGACATAGCTCCTGTTGATAAAAGAGCAAGACTCAAGGAATTAATTGAAAGAGATGTAGCACCTGGATCAAAAGAATTAAATGTGGATGAAATGACAGATCGAGAAGTAGATTTAAGACTACAGTCTTATGGCGAGCCTCTTGCAGTAGGTGGTCGTGTTGGGTTTGCTGGTGGTGGTTACACTCCTACAGATTATTATGATGAATTAAACTATAAAGATTATCTTGAAAAATTAGAAGAAGGCTTAGTTCCTATAGACGAAAACACAGGAAAACCTATGAGTTATGAAGACTACGAGCAAGACAGGGCTGAGGGTATGATGAAAATAGGTGGATTAGTTCCACCGAAAAGCGGTCCACAATCAGAAGGCATTGAATCTTTATTCAAAAACAAGTAAGGTTATTAAATGGCAGAAATAGACAAAGCATTACCTAATGTAAAAAAGACTACTCTTGAACTTCCTAGTCAAGATAAAATTACAGAAGTTCTTGCCGGAGAAATCAATAAAGAACAAGAACAACCAGAAGAGATAGAAGTTATTGAAACAGAAGAAGGTGGAGCAGAAATATCTTTCGATCCTTCTAAAGTTATGGCAGAGGGAAGCGAAAATCATTTTGCAAACTTAGCAGAATATTTAGAAGATGATGTCCTAGGACCTTTGGGTAATGAACTCAAAGATATGTTTTTAGATTACAAATCCTCTAGAAGCGATTGGGAACAAACCTACACAAAAGGATTAGACTTATTAGGTTTCAAGTATGAAGATCGAGGCGAACCATTTCAAGGTGCAAGCGGTGCAACTCATCCTGTCCTTGCAGAAGCAGTCACACAATTTCAATCACTAGCGTACAAAGAATTACTACCGGCTAGTGGTCCTGTTCGAACACAAATTATGGGAGCTCCAAGCACCGCGAAAGAACAACAAAGCGAACGTGTCAAAGAGTTCATGAACTATCAGCTCATGTCAGAAATGAAAGAGTATGAA